TTCGACGGCGAACCACCCTTGATGGCGCCCATGACCGCATCAAAGGCTGCATGACCGATGTTGGCTGCGGCCGTGAGCAGCGATCCAAGCGCGCCGCGCAACCCGTTGATGATACCGTCGATCATGGACTTCCCAAGCGCACCCCAATCGGTTGAGGTGAAAACTCCCTTGACGGATGAAATGAGATTACCAACAATCGTCACCATTGCTGACCACGCACTGCGAACAATGGTTTTGATTCCTTCCCACGCGGCATTCCACGCAGTGCGCAACGATTCACCGAACCCGGTCCAATCACCCTTGATCGCGGAGGAAATGGCTTCGATGATGGCACCGATAATCGCCATCGCGGTTGAGATGATGGTTTGAATTGAACTCCACGCCGTGGCTGCCACGCTCATGATGGTCCCACCCCACGCAGCCCAGAACGCGGATATGCCGCCGGCCACGGCCGTGATAACCCCGGCAATAAAGTTTATGACGGTTGAAATGTTGGATTGAATTTTGCCCCACACGGCTGCCGCGATCGCCATGATGGCTTCGCCGTGCGCGGCCCAAAATGCTTGGATGCCACTAACCACGGACGAAATGATGGAAGCCACCGTCGTGATGACCGTTGAAATAACGGCCATGATGGTGTTCCAGATTTGGGAAGCCTTAGCGAGAATCGCATCGCCGTTGGCTGCCCAAAAAGCCACGATGCCGCTAACCACGCCCGTGATGATCCCGCTCACGAAATTGATGGCGGCCGAAACTGCCGCGCTTACCGCAGCCCAAATTGCTGCCGCCTTCGCCAAAATTGCGTCACCGTTTGCCGCCCAAAAAGCCGTGATCCCAGAAACCACGGATGTGATGACGCCCTGGATGAACCCGAGAACGGCCGCCGTCTTTTCCTGGATGCCGCCCCAATCACTTTCCCACGCGGCCCTAAGAACCGCGGCAGCAACCATCACGGCGGCAAACGCAATCACGATCGGCGCAGCCGCAGCCACGATGGAAATAATTGCCGGAATAACCACGGCTGCGATCGCGACCCCAAGGGCAATGAGAACATCTTGCAGCGTGAAAGTATTGGCCAACCATTCGGCCGCCATTGTGAGGTAAGGCATCACGGCTGCAATCACTTCGCCGACGGTGGTGACCAATGAACTGAACCAATCCACCAGGCCAGAAACATTCGCCGCTAACTCATTGGCCTGTTCACCCGTCAACCCGAGGGTCACGCCAATCTCGGCCACCAGCGCGCCGAGCGCGGTGCCGATGGGAAACCCTGCCGCCATCCGCTCACCAAATGTCCCAAATGATGCCGCCACACTTTGCATGATTGGAATGGCGGGCGCCAGAACGTTATCGAAGAGGTCATGCAAAAAGGGAAGCGCGGCCGTGCCTAACGCCTCGGCCATTTCCCCAAGCTGCCCTTTGAGAATTTCGAATTGGCCCGATAGGGTTGCAGCGTTAGCGGCTGCCGCACCACCCGTGGCTTCGGCCACGCGATCCATGAGCAATGCGGTCGCGCCGGCCGCATCTCCGGATTTGACCAGGGCTGCAATCTGGTCCTTGAGTTGGTCCGTGAAAATAATTCCGGATCGTTGCAGCCGGCCCATGGCGGCGATCGGGTCTTCCTGGGCGCGGGCGAGAATCGTGGATGCCGCGGCCGTGTCACCCATGACGGCGCCCAGGTCCAACGAGGCCTGGATGAACGCCGGCATTTCATCCTTGGAAATTGTGCCGGCGCGAATGCCTACGGTTTCGATGGCAAGAACCGCATCATCCGAACCACCGGCCAGACCCACGAACGATTGCGCGAGTTCATTCGCCATGTCGGCCGTGATGCCGGCTGCACCACCGGACGCCTTGATGGCTTGGGCCAATGAGGCTTGAATCTTTTCATTGCCCAAGGCCTGGTCAAGAGAAAAAGCCATGGCCGCGCCGAGGGCAGTGAAGGCCGCAGCCCCAACCCCAAGCGCGATTGCCCCAGCGCCTTTCAACCCTTCACCCAACCCACCAAGAGCTTTTTCAATCTTGCCCTTAGCATCGGAAAGGTCGCCATCGAGTTTGTCGAGGGTGGCACGAATCGGAACGAAGGCTTCACCTAACTCAGCCATTTTGTTTTTTCTTTAGCGCCTCGTTGATTTTAGCCAGGTCCACGCCGGCTGCCATGTCCTGAAATTCTTGTTTTCGCCGAACCCGCTCGGCGCCCACCAATGGTTTCGCCGGACCCACGGCGAGCATTTGCTTTAGTGAAGGAAGTTTCTTAGCCCGTGTCAGCGCAGCGATCCGCCACGCCAAAACAATTTGCTGCCGCTGGGTTTGTTGATCGCGCCACACGGCCGCGTCAACGGTCCAATAAACTTCCTGCGGGGTAAGGTCCCAAAATTCACTGACCGATATACCGCAGCGCAAGGCTTGCTTGAGGAGAGTTTTGAAAAAATCAAAACCCTCCTCTAAGCGTTTGGGTCGTCGGGTTTCACCGTGCCTTCAATGACGTTGTCGGCTTCGGGCGCATACGCCAGAACCGCAGCGATGGCTTCCATCACGGGCTGCGCCACGGCCGCGAACCCGGCTTCATCCAAAACTTCATAAGCCCGATCCAAGGAAATTTGCTGCCCACCCGCACGGGCATCCACCCGCGCGGCATCCATGCCCACCTGAAGCAACACGGCAATTTCGGCCATGCCGCTGCCGCCGGAGAGCAGCCCATCAGCGATGCCGATGATTCCTTTGCCCAATCGCTTTTCAGCGTTGGCCAACGCGCGGTTAGTGAAAAGTACCGTGACCTCGCGCTGGCCAACTTTGAACGTGCGTTCGCCGCGTGCGGTCATTACGATCCGACCGCGATCGGGAAGTCATTGATGGTGAATGACGCCGACACCGTGGCCTCGCCCTGGTCTGGAAAGGCTTGACTAAGCGAATCCACTTTCGCGCTGAAGGTTTCGGTCACGACGCCGAACTCCTGCCGCGCAATGAGGATCAACTCGCCAGCGCGATTCGCGGTTCGCAACGCGAGATACGCCTGGTCATCCGGAATGTAAAGCGCATCGAGTGAGAGCGTGCCGGAATAGCGGCCGGGCAAAACTCGCTGCGCCCGACTTTCCTTGCAGCTCACGTCGATGGTGTCACTCGCCTCTTCGAAGGTGGCATCGCGCTGGCAGCCCACCACCATATACGAAGGAGATTCCGGTGTGCCGATGTTCGCGAGAACTAAAAGGTCCGTGCCATTCATAGCCATGCTTTATTCCTCCTGAGCCTTGAGGCTCAAACTCACAACCCGACCATAATATTTTGGCTCGTCAATGGCGATCGGTCCAGTGACGTTGGATATAACCCATGTGAACCCGCCGATGGAAAGCGATCGGCGATGAAGCAGCATGCGCACCCTTTCGATGATGGTCTCGATTGGAATGTTGTTACCATCCGCTTCCGCGTACGCGCGCACATCACGAATCAAATCCCGGCCGCGGGTTGTCTTCGTATCCCACGGGTTCTGAACCACTTCGCCCACCGTCACAACATACGGCGTATGGGCATCGCCCGGCACGGGATGAATCGTGAAAATGCCAGGGCTGTTTTTATAATCCGCGAGCAGCCCGACCAATTCAGGATCGCCCGCGAGAACATCATAAATGGCCTGCGATAAAATGCTCATCGATTGGCGAGCAGCCCCACGATTTTTGCAGCGTTATCAAACACGGCCGGCCGCAAGAATGGATGCGCGGCAGCCGTCTTAGACCCGAATTCAATATATAACCCGTGGTGGCTGCCGGATCGGCCGCGCCCCACGCCCACGCGAATGAGCAGCCCATTTCCATCAATGGCCGAATCGCTGCTGATAAGGTTCGCCACATAACCCCGGTAGGCTTCGCCCCATTCAGGATCGGTGATGCCCATCAAACGCCGGCGGGCTTCGCCCTCAAGGAATTTCCCAACCACCTCGCCGTTGCCGGCCAGGTCGGAGAGGATTTTCTTTTTGAGTTGTTCGGGGTGCCATTCCAATCTCATGAGCCGCCCTCATCGACCGATTGCTCGAACTGCCGCTCAAGACAATCCACCTCGATGTGCTCACCCGCGAGCGATGGTTCGCGGATCGCCTGGACTTCAACCACTAACTCGTTGACGAAAACTTCATCACCGCGCACGAGGTCCGCGCCCTTGACCGCATAAA